GCATCCAACACGCGCCAGGCACAGCCATACCCGAGTTCGGCCAACGTTCCGATAACTGCTCCCATGTCTGCTCCTCGCTGACTGGTAAGTAGACCAGGGACGTTTTCGAGGATGACCCACTCTGTTTGCGTTTCTTCGATGATTCTTGCGAACTGGTAGAAGAGGCTGCTTCTTTTTCCACTAAAGCCAAGACGCCTTCCAGCCACGGATAAATCTTGGCAAGGGAATCCTCCGGTGATAATTCCTCCGTCTGAAACAAAGCCTGCTGATCTGAGTTGTTCACCTGTTACCTCCGTAACGTCGTTAAAAAGTTGTGCTTTGGGAAAATGTTTTTCAAGAACTGCTCGTGCATTTTTATCAATCTCTACTGAAGCAACAACATTAAATCCGCTTCGTTCAAGAGCTAGATCAAAACCGCCTACCCCTGCAAATAAAGATACGGCGGTATTCATTAATCTTCTTCTAATTCAGAATTCTCGTAAGCTTCTTCAAACGCAGTAACTAGTCCGTTAGCACGATCAACCGCTTCGTCAAACTCCGGGATTAGGTCAAGAATTGCGCCCGCGCCATCTTCTGTCTCCACGGCAAGGATGAATCCCTCGGGGCTATTAAAGACGCGGATGTAACTAAACGTTCCGTCTTCCATCGGCAATTCTTTTTCGTAGAGAATCTCAGCTTCAAGCTTTTCGCTAATTGTTGCCGGAGCCTCTGGTGCTTCTTCAATTTGTTCTGACATTACATTCCTCTCATTGATGGTTCAAACATTTTTAAGTATTCTACTATTGCTTTGTATTCACGATCCAAAACATGTTGACTGTAAGCTTCAGAACAAAGAATGCAGCGACAATTGTGCCTGCTTTCGTACGCGTAGTAAGTACCGTGCATTATCTCTTTGCGCGGGTTTCTTACCATGCAACGTGGGTTGCATTCACAATATTTTTTCATATGTTCCTCATACTACTCGGTTCCCCAGTCACGGTTCGAACGTGAAACGACAGATTCAAAGTCTGTAGTGTTGCCAGTTACACCACCGGGGAATGCATTCTTTTTTAATTCTCTTTTACGTCGTGAATTTTGACGCATCCACTCCATACAATAAAAACATTTACATTTATGTTTACAGTAACCGTTTGATGTTCCGTGTACAAGCGGTTTGCTTAATTCACTAATTGTTTTTTCTTTATGACAATCGTGACATAAAACCTGACATTTAAGTAATTCTTTTTTACGGCGTTCATCGGAAAGACTCCATACTCGATGAGTAACTTTATCTTCTCTGTTTATGTGATCAACTTCAAGTTTTTCAATTGAACCACATTTAACACATTTACCACCTTGCAACTCAATCCATTCAAGACGGCGTTTTTGAAGCCATGTGTTTTGAAAAGTATTTTGTTTTTTCTTGTCTTTATATGACATACAGCTGGTCAGGCACGACTCGAACGTGCAACCTAACGATTAACAGTCGTTTGCTCTGCCATTGAGCTACTGACCAAAACTTCTAGCGAAGCTTTTTCTTAGGCTCTGTTTTCTTGGCTTGTTGCTTTTTGGCCATTTGCTTCTTTGCTTCTGATCGCTTGTTGACGTAGTCGGCAACGCTTGACTGGGCCGCTGGCTTTGGTGTTAGCGCCGCAACTTGGCCCTCAAGCTTGGTAATTTCCTTAAGAACGGAATTGGCCATTGCTTCATAGCGAACGACTAGGGCCTGAATATTTGCCGCGTCCTTTTGTGCTTTCTTAAGAAAAGCTCCAATTGTTGTTCCGCCGGTTCCTAGGAATCCAGCTAAAACTGCAATAACGGTTGTTGATGATGACATTTTGTTTCCTCCAAAATAACTGTAGTGTGCACGTACAGGTCTACACGGTACCATTTTATTTTATAAAAGTCAAACCTTTCCCAGGGGACATCGTAAAACGATGTTCCTTATATATAAATACTAATATTATATATATATATACGGCTGAGCATATGTGGACACCCCAAAGTTTCAAGGAAATTGTTTATAATACCTGATTAATAGGGTGTCCATATTTGAGTACCCTGTTCATGTGTGGACACCCTAACCATTGATTTTAAAAAGTTGTGGTGTATTCTTAGTGTATGGCTAGTGAAACTGAAATTGAAAGAGCTCGGGCAATAATGGACCGCGCACAGTTAATCTACGCCTTGGATAACGTCAATCCCATTATTTCTGACATACTTGACCAGATAACTCTTGACGTACAGTTTTTATGTGATAGACTCTGGTCTGCTTGGGCTACAGTAGAGGCATATCAACAAGAACTGAGAGAATTGTATGACGACAATTATTGAGCAAATTATAGGGATTTACCTAGCCGTTGCTTTGGTTGTCTTTTTGCGAATGTTCTTTATTGGCCGTCGAATTGCCAGGCAAGTCGGTGTTCCCATCAAGATGGGTGACCACATTCCTTCTATGACCTCAGATTCACTTCGTTGGCTTTACTTTGTTTTATGGTTTGGTTTGAAGTCGTTTCTTGACGACCTTAAATGAGGATAATCGGAGCGTGCGGTTTTGCTCAATCTGGTAAAGATTCTTTAGCAAAACTCTTGGTTGAAAAAGAAGGCTATGAGCGTCGTGCTTTTGCCGATCTTATGAAAGAAATGCTTTTTATTATAAATCCTTATGTTCGTTACGCAAACGATTACGGCGCAACACAATTCTTGCCGGTTAGGGATTTGGTAAAAACTCTTGGTTGGGAAGATGCCAAGAAATACTCAAATGTTCGTGAATTGCTTCAAAGGCTTGGAACTGAAGCTGGTCGTGATGTTCTTGGGGAAAACGTGTGGGTTAATGCGGTATTTGATAATTTTTCAGGAGAAAAACTTGTCATATCAGATGTAAGGTTTCCTAACGAGGCTGAAGAAATTCGCCGCCGTGGCGGAGCCATTGTGAGGATTGTACGTGAGGGATTTGGTCCAATAAATGGGCACATTTCAGAAACTGCCTTTAAAGGGCAGGATTTTATTATCTACAACGACGGTACTCCGCAGGATATGCTGAATAAATTCCGTGCGTTTGAAAAGGATTTTTATGAGTAAAACAAGAGCTAAAGGCACAGCATTTGAGTCTGAGGTTGTCAACTTTCTTAAGTCCCAGGGTTTTAATGAAGCTGAGCGAAACATACTCAATTCCCCCCTTGGAGACATAAAAAATGTTCCTATGGTTTTGGAGTGTAAAAATCAGAAAACTATGACGCTTTCTGATTGGATGGAACAAGCTGAAACCTCTGGCAAAAAAGCTGGAAAGCTATCTGCTATTGTTCACAAGCGCCGAGGCAAAAATGTTTCAAAAGCCTATGTGACGCTTAGTCTTGACCATTTTGTAGAACTTCTTAAGGCTTTTGAATCTAAACCTTTGACTTAATTACATTTATGTGATTTACTGGTGAGTAAGATATGGGCCCACTGCATTTTACTTAGGAGCAAAACACAATAATGGCAAAAAAATTAAGTCGTCGGTCACAACAACGTTTAAAACGAATGTCAGACAGTATTGATTCTATCAATAAATTGGTGAATAGGCTTAATTTAGCGGATATAGAGGAACTTGTCCGTAGGGACGAAATTCCCGTAACTGGCCCCGGTGGCGGTAGTGGCGGAAGCTTTGCCGTTGCCCGAAACGGTGGAAAGCCAAGTGGTTCTTCGGTAGAACGTGCTGTTATAGCAAAAATGGAAGGCCGCAAGGTCTACGATCCCGTCCGTGAACAAGTAAAAAAGATTGAACGTCGTATCATTGACGCAGAAGAAAATCTTCGTCAAATTCACGAAAGTATTAACGCCATGAAAGAAGGCGTTGAAAAAAAGCGTTCGCGACAAACATCTGAACCATGCGAAATCTGCATGATTTTGCCAGCAGTTAAAACTGCAATGTGTATTGGATGTTATGGAGAGTGGATTGAAAACGGCGCACCAGACCGCTTTCGTTGGAAAGCATACAAACGCGTTTTAACATCAGCAGAGGGTATTCCACTTGTTGATTCACCACCTCCACCGCGGCGTCAATGACCAAACAATTGACTTTTAGAAATGTTGATGTATTCTTATGACATACGATCGGGAGAATAGTGCCCCCACAACTGAGGAACTTATTCTTCTTGGTTTTGAGCAATGGCAAATCGCTATGATGCGAAAATTGCCTGTAGACCTTCAGTGGGTTGCCCATGATGAATTTATTCGTCGTTTAATGTCTGATGAAGACATAGACAATTTCTATTTTTAGAGGAAACTATGTCACACGAACAACACGAATTTGACGATGAATTTTCATACATCGCAGCAGAGCTAACCGGTCTTGTTGGAGAAAACGAAATTCAAGCAAGGGAAATGCTAGGTAACGCAAACTACGAAAAAGCAATTGCTTTTATTGAACGTAGCAATAAGCTCATGCTTGACAAAGAAGAAAATCAAATTAAATATCTTCAAGTTGTTTCTGCGCTTCACTCTTCATTCATTCTTGGAATTTTAACTTTTTCTATTTTAAGTATTGCATGGTCTTTCTATTTTTGGTTTAAATAATGCCTAATTTTGGTGAGTTTATATCAAACTCGGTAGTTCCACCTACGGTAGATGTTTTTGATTTGCTTGATTACGAACCAACACCACGACAACAAGCTTTTCACGAAGCATCCAAAGAACGCCTTGATGCGATTCTTTATGGTGGTGCTGCCGGTGGTGGTAAATCTTGTGCATTTGTTATGGATGCAATTTGGAACGCTGCAAATTTTCCTGGTATGAAAATTGGTTGTTTCCGACGAACATACAATGAACTCGAAGAATCATTCTTGGCGGAACTTGCAAAACGTGGATACGCTCGTGCTGTTGGAGCAAAATGGAACTCAACTCAAAAAGTTTTGAAGTTTCCAAATGGTTCCGTTATTAATTTCTCATACGCTGAAAACCTTCAAGATGCTTCTCGCATTTTGGGTGGTGAATACCAAGCGTTTTATATTGACGAAGCCTCGCTCATGCTTCCAGCTGTTATTCAACAGATTGAAGAGCGTCTTCGTTCTGGTAACAGATTAGTTCCCGTTGTCGGACTTAGACTTGCTACAAACCCTGGTGGTGTTGGACACAAGTACTTAAAAGATCGTTTTGTAAACCCGACCAAACGCGGTAAAATACGATTTACAGAAATGGTTGAAGGAACCAACCTTTCAAGAACAGTTGCCTTTATTCCGGCAAAAGCATCAGATAACCCGTACATTAACGAGAGTTACGATGTTGTTCTTAATTCAATTCCCGACCCTCAGCGTCGAGCCGCAATGCGAGACGGCGACTGGGATGCAATGGTCGGGCAGTTCTTTGAACAATGGCAATATACAAAACATGTTGTTCGTTCATTTCCCATTCCAAAAGAATGGCCACGTTATGCTGGCATTGACTATGGTTATGCAGCACCGTGG